AAACAGTTTAGCTAGATCGTGTATTAGCATTTCGTTTTCTTCTGCCGCAAGTCTAGCCGCTGCATTCTTTGCTTTGCGTTTTACCTCGCGTTTTTTTTCAATCTTAGCCGCTTCTTTTTTGATCTTAACCCACCTATGAGTCTGACCTTTTCGGGAATAATACGTCCCAACCTTATCCATCATTTTCTCAATACGTTCTTCTTGCTGGTCTATCGTAATAGCTTCTTCTAGCGCGGAGCCTGTCATCAGGTCATCAGTACCGGCTTTTCTTGCATTGGCTATGTGTTCTTCTACCTTCTTCTTAGCTGTGAAGAATTTGCCAACCTCACCCGCCATGTCTTCAACTTCTTTCTTCTTAGCAATCGCACCTTGAACCATGACAAAGGCACTATCCAAGGCTTTTATTGCTAGCATTGCTTCGCCAATCATTTGTACCACCTAGACTCTTCATCTGCGTTTATATGCCTACAATACGCTTTCATTTCAGGAGCGTTAGGCTGTTGATTTATTCGTTCAGCAAAATATAAACACCGATCAATGTCCTTAAAACACAAGGCTTGCTCACATGATCGTGAAACGTCTTGTCCTCCTATACTCACTATCAATATAAATAAAACCATAACTCATGGCTTTGTAGGCCAATCATCATCTTCTAAGCTAGGCCAGTTGCTATGACTTGGTAAATCTCTTAGTGCTTGTCTATAGGTTGCCCAGGCGCTTTTGTTGCTCAAGGAGTAATCTGGCATTTGGGTATAATCTGATGCTGTTAGCAAATCATTTCTAGAAAGCCTGTTAGTTTCTGCTTTTTCTTCATCAGACCTTTCATCTTCTGGTGCAGTAAAAGACCCATCAACATAAGACCAGCCAATTGAACCTTCAGTTGCTTCAACCAGGGAAGCAGCATGGTCTAAAGAATCCACCTCAATCGTATTTACAATTTGATTGTTTTCAATAACGTGTGCTTTCATTCTTCCCCCTAATATTCAATGTAGACAACCCCGCTTTGTCCAGCAGCACTATAATTTCCATAATAAGCGTAAGTAGAACCACCAGATCCATAAGCACCTGTCCCGTGTGATCCTCCATGTCCACCCCCCCAAAAAGAAGCTGGCCCGTGGACTTTTGTTGGCCCTGCAACAGCTACACCTCCATTGAGATTTATATCTCCTCCGCTTCCTACTCCCGAAGCCTTGATAAAAGTACCGCCTCCTGCCCCACCCGTAGCCGAAACTGTTGTTGCTGAATTGTATACTGCTGTTGTAGTACCCCCAGTAGCTCCATACCAACCAGAGGCTGAGGTACCACCAGCACCTCCAGCACCAATCGTAATCACTACATCGTTACCAGGAACAACAGTAAGATATTTAATGGCTGTACCTCCAGCCGCTCCAGTGCAACTATAATTAATAGCACCACCTCCACCAGCACCCGTAACATAAATTTTAATGAGAGTGATATCTGCTGGAACTGTCCAAGTTTGCGAACTTGTTATTGCAACCGCCGATCCAAATCCACCACCACCAGACGCATCAGCCCAAGCTATATCAGTTCCGTCACTTGTTAAAACCTGGTCAGCGGAGCCTTTAGTAAGAATTGCTGTTTCAGCAGAAGCATTCCCATAAATCAAAGAACCCCTAGATAAAGCATCTAACTTATTAATTTCTGCAGCTGTAGAAGTTACGCCATCAAGAATGTTTAATTCACTAGCAGTTGAAGTAACGCCATCAAGAATATTAAGTTCTGCCGTAGTAGACGTTACTCCATCAAGGATATTTAACTCAGAAGCGGTTGAAGTAACGCCGTCCAATATATTTAACTCGGCAGCAGTAGAAGTTACGCCATCTAAAATATTTAGCTCGGCTGCCGTACTTGTTACTCCATCTAAAATGTTTAGTTCTGCTGTGGTAGAAGTAACACCATCAAGTATATTAAGCTCTGCTGTTGTGCTTGTAACACCATCTAATATATTTAGTTCAGTAGCGGTAGATGTAACCCCATCTAAAATATTAATTTCTGTCGCTGTAGCAGTTACAGCAACATCTTCATTTATTTTGGGCGATGTTAGTGTTTTGTTAGTTAATGTATCTGTAGTGGCCCTGCCAACTAGCGTATCTGTTGCAGGGGGCAATGTTAAAGTTACATTTCCAGCATATGCGCTGTGGGCAGCAGATTGAAGCTGAGTATAGTGTGCATTACTTGATTCACAATAAAACTTAATATTTGATACTGAGCCTGAGTTTTTAAGTATTATTTCTCCAGACTGCAAATCAACATTGCCATCAATTCTAACAACACCAGAACCATTAGGCGTAAGCAATATATTGCCATTTGATACAGAGACAATATCCTGTCCATTAACATCAAGACTTCCACCTAGTTGTGGCGTTGTATCTGCAACAATATCTGACAAGCCACTACTAGTGAATGCAGCTTGCGCCCATGCAGAACCATTATATACCCTTAACTCATTTGCCGTAGTATTAAAGTATAAAGCACCAGTAATAAGTGCATCACCATCATTATCTGTAGATGTATTGGAAGATTTGGCTCCCAAATATCTATCATCAAAAGAATCAAATGAATTTGCAGCAGAAGTTGCACTTGAAGACGCAGAAGTCGCACTACTCGCTGCCGCCGTAGCTGAAGATGCTGCCGCAGTAGCTGAAGTAGCCGCAGCAGAAGCACTTGTAGCTGCCGCTGTGCCACTTCCTAAAATGCTATCTACATAAGCCTTTCGAGCTAAATGTGTATCGTCTGTGGGGTTAGCACTAGAAGTTATGACGTTAGAGCCTATAGCTATATTGCCCGTCATTGTGCCACCCGCCAAAGGTAGCATAGTGTCTAATTGACCCTTGTTGACAGCATCACCAGAAGCCGAACCATTGGTTAGCCCTGTAACTTTATTGCTGCCCATCGCTATAGCACCAGACATAGTACCGCCAGCCAAAGGCAGTTTAGCCGCTATAGAGGTTGTAATCGTTGAGTTAAAGGACGCATCATCATTTAAGGCTGCAGCAAGCTCATTAAGCGTATCTAATGCTCCAGGTGCGCCACCTATTAGGTTAGTTATCTCTGTATCGACATACCCCTTGGTTGCTGCGTCTGTTGAGTTGCTTGGGCTTCCAAGGTCAGTCAAAACAGCCGTATTAAAGTCTACTGTCCCGTTAATAACTAGGTTGTTGAATGTACTTGTACCAGAACCCGCAGTTACATTACCCGTTAAGTCTCCGGTTGTATTTCCCGTAATATTGCCCGTTACGTTTCCGGTCACATTTCCGGTGATATTTCCCGCAAAATTAGTGTTAGCAGTAATCAAAGTGCCCGTAATAGCCGCAGCAGTAGACGCTCCTATCACTATTCCATTAACTGAACCGCCTGTTAATACTGCATTTGAAGAAGCAAGTTGTGAGTTAGCGGTTACTGTACCTGTAGCTGTAATAGCACCAGTAGCTATAGAAGTCGGATTAATACCAAATTCAAAGATATTATTACTGCCATCCCGACCAAATAATCGCTTATCAGTTACATTCTGCGCTATTTCATACGCTTCAATGTCAGAGGTAGTTGGCGTATCACCTGTCCCGCCTGTCTCTCTTTTGAGTTTAATTTTAGCTGCCATTTAATTCACCACTTAACTTTGTTAGCCCAATATGCAGCAGAACATTTGCCCTTTGCAATATTCTTGGCGTGTCTAGCTTTGAATGACTTTCTCCTTGCCTTGTCTTTAGCTGAAGAAGGATTTTTACCCGCACCCTTTACGCCCTGTTGACCAAAGCGAATAGTCTTTACAGACCCGTCTTCGCATTTAGCAACAACAACATGGCTTTTTGTAGGGTGACTAGGTGTCCTCTTAGGCTTGTTATAGCCAGAGACTCCTATCCTCTTGAGTCTTGAATCTTTCGCCATAAAGCAAGAAAGGGGGCAAAGCCCCCCTTCCGTACCTCATATTATACGTCTGGAACGCAGAGAATAAATCCTGCTTCTGGACGATATGCCTGTACACCATAGAGCGTATCAGCGGTATAAAGCGTTGATAAATGCTCTTGCTTGTACTGAGTCTGTGACCTAACAGCCATCTGCTCGGCTAACATGATGGCATCTTTATGTATCAAATATGCACCACGAATATCTTTAGCACCAGAAGAGTTACTGCCAGCATCCTCAATAACAGGACAGTTTGACGAAACATAGATATCAATGCCGTATACCTGACCAATCAAACCGCTTTGAACAGTCTGAGGTGAAGTAAAGTCAGCAGATACATATCTATCAATACCCATAATTGCAGATCGCAATGTAGGAGGAATGATGAACGATCGATCCGTCATAGGAACGTCATTATCATCCATTTTCTTGATTAATCCACGAAACCCTGCATCTGTAAATACATCAGCAGCTACGACAGTATCGTCTGTATACGCAGTTAATCCACTAGAAGCATCAACAAAGAATGAGTTTGCGCTCTCAAAGGCAGTACCAGCAGCGGTAGAGCCATCAGTCACGACAGTCATATCTAGTGTGCTTGAACCAAAGCCAGTACCAGCGCGGAATAAATCATCATCTACCTGCTTTGCTAGGGCATAGCCAGCATCGTCAGTGTAGAAGGATCGTAATGAGGCTTGCGCCTGTACTTCAACAATGTCCTCAATCAAACGTGAATACTCAAAATGTCTGTTAATAGTAACAGTAATTTCGCTTTCAAGATTCGCTTGAATAGTCACCGCAGTAGCTTCTGACTTAGCAGCCGCGCTTCCACGAGTGGGTTTGGGAACATGAATAACATCGCCCTTAGAACCTGAAAAGTTAAGGGTTTTAACAAGAGGAGCCATCTTGAGATTTTTCTCGTAGCTCGCAATCACTTCGTCACTCCATATTTCAGGAATGAATTTATCAGCAGCAGTCTTATCTACAGCAGCATTAGCTGTAAAATAAGCACCTGAAGTTTCATTAGCCATAGTAGTTACCTTTTACCTTACCCTACCTTCCGCATAAGCCTTTCTAATTTCAGGCTCCATGCCTTGGTAGCGTTTAATGTCAGTCTTCATAAGATTAATAATATCTGCCCTTCGGAAGATTTTCTTAGATGGAGGTTCACTACTACCCTTTGCACCACCCGTAGAAACCTTTTTCAAAGTTTCCTTGGAAGCTACTTTCTCAGAACTGGTTGCCGACTCAGAAACCTGTTTGATCTGTTTCCACTGACCTAACAAGTTATCAGCAGCAGCCGTATCAAACTGACTGTCTGCCCTTTGTAGCAATTCAATCCTAATGGGGTCACCTTTAACCCAGTCAACAAAGCCTGTGTCTTTGATGATATCCCCAACGTCAGGGTGCTTCTCCATCAGTTGCTGTCTAGCCTGATCTTGCTTTATTTGCTGTGTTGTTTGCTGCGCTTCCTTAATTGCAGGATGGTTAGCAATCTTCTCAGCTACCGCTTTATCAGGGTCAGCAAAAAAATCTGCCTCTTCAGCAGGTTCTTCTTTGGCACTTGACTGTTTGAGAACAAAATCGTCTACAACCCTTCGCAATTCTTTGACTTCAGTTTCAGCAGACCTAAGTTTGCCTAGTTCTGAACCCTGCTCACCTAGCTTGTTTTCAAGCTCTTGGTGCATTTTTACTAAATCCGCAGGGGACTTATCTTTGTATTGCTCCGGTAACTCTGCTACCTCTTCTTGAACCTCATTCTGTGTAGAATCAGATTCTTCTAAGACAGGGCTTGTGTCCGTTTCGTCTACCTTTACTGGGTCAATTATTTTCGCCATCATTAAACCTCATAAGACCTATTAAGCTACCCATTCGCTTCTTTAAGCTACTGGACTATGGTTCGGCTACCTTACGTTCTAATGCTATCTGTTGGTCGCGCATCTTTAACCACTTTTCAGTTGCCCCTGGAAAACTCCCAGTTGCAGGTTCAAGACTACAGCGAACCGCAGAGATAATTCTTTTAGCCTTACACTCACAGTGAGGACAATCTATTATGTATGTTTCACGTGAAACCAACTTCTCAGAAACATGGTTATTCTTGCATTTAAATTCAAAAATAACTCTAAGACCACTCAAGTTTGCTACCCTCGTTTTCTCTATTATGCTCCGTTGTTGCTTCTAAATTCAACAATAGTGCAATAATTTTTAATT